CTGACCTATAATTGTGTTGTTTAGAACTTCTACTGTTTTCCCAGTATGTTCTCCATCTATAAACACACCATAAGAATTTGTTGGGTAATTTGATATAGTAAAATTAGAAATACATCTTGCTTTTATTCATAAGACACCTTGACTAATTTTTATATATTTTTTATTTATGGGGGTCTCAAGGGGGGGGGATGGTTTCTCTTGATACGGGCTCGTACTCGGACAACACCTCTCCGCGTACTCGCCCATCGCTATCGCTCGGGCTGTTGAGAAATACTCTTTGGGGAACTATTCAGCTTTTTTGGAGCAGCTTTGCTGCGGTTGCGGAACTTTTTGAAGTTTTCGCTGTCTAAGACATATCTTTAGATTATATTTAAAACAAAGAGAAAAGAAAAACCTAGAACACCAATCTAAAAATATATCTTTTTCTTGAAGCCAGTCTATCTCTCAGCTGCGCTTCGAGATTATCTGCTGGGAACTCGGCCGCTGGCCTCGCCTTACTGTTTCTTCTTCTTTTTATATCTTTCTCTTCTCTTCTAATTTATCTCTCTTTTTCTTCAATTTCTCTTAATTGGGGAACTTTTTTAGTTCCTTGTTGTCTAAGGCTGTACTATGTCCTCTTCTCGGGTAATACCACGAATGGTTTCGTACGTTTTCTATGAGGACGATCCGGAACATTATACTGGTGGTGGTTGTCAAGTATTCTTGTACGGAGATAGGGGATTCATGTTTGCTATCTTTGGACGAAGCTTCTTTGCTGAGTTTCTCAAGGGAGCTGAACACTTCATGGTCGACAACGGGCTCTCTTCTTTGGAAGGGTACATGAGCCCGGCTAACGCACGTTCGGTGCGCATAGTATGTCGATCTTATCCTAACCTAACCGTAACAATTGACCACCCCAAAATAATAGATAACCACAAGGTTGTTTGGGTCAGTGTAACTAAAATCTCAAAGGGAGATGCATCATCGGACACTTCGTCTATGTGAAGACTAAGAAGAAAGGGGCGGGTACACCCGGACTCTGGACAGAAGCTAAGAAGGTGGAGTTGGTCACAACTTACCTGAGCACTGGTTCTCTGCTCATGGCATGTGGTATTTGTAAGGTACCATACTCAACTGCCAAGTTCTGGAAAACCCAACCATGGTTCAAAGAGATGGTAGACAACATCCAAGCTGAGGACTCTACTCAACTGGATGCTAAACTTTCAAAGATTGTCAACAAGACACTGGAAGTAATCAGCGACCGCCTTGAAGGTGGAGATTACATTCTGGATTCCAAGACCGGCACCGTCAAACGTGTTCCCGTTAAAATGAGGGACGCCAAGACCGTAGCGGTAGATTTGTTTGATAAGCGCCAGCTTATTCGCAAGCAACCCACCAAGATTACCGAACAGCAAACCGTTGACAAACGATTGGAGAATCTAGCCGAACGCTTTGAAAAGTTTGTTGGATCTTCTTCAACAACCCGAACACCTGAGCTTCCCACAACGATTGATGCGGAAGAGTGGGTAGAACTGGAAAAAGGACAATGACCTGTGCCCTTCATGCGCAACGGAAAAAGAGACTACAAACGTGAAAATGAGCTTTATAACTCTAAACCCGAACAAAAGAAAAACCGTGCGGCTCGTAACAAGGCTCGTGCCATGATGGCCGCTAAAGGTAAAGTCCGCAAAGGGGACGGGAACGATGTTGCCCATAAGAAAGCCCTGAGCAAGAGTGGCCTGAACGTCCTTAGTAACCTAGCTGTAGAGTCTGCGTCGTCCAACCGTTCGTTCTCAAAAGACAAGAACAGCCGGATGATTTCAGAAAAGTCGAAACGCGAACGTAAACGTGGCTGAACCTAGTGCTCTTCCACCTCCTGTTGTTTTTGACCCAGACGACATTCGTGAATACGGAAAAATCAATCCTACATTAAAAGAACTTATTTCATTACTTGATATGCAACAAAAACTTCCTAAAGTACAAGCAGATTATTTAGGAGGCACTCACGGAAGTTACACACCTTCTCAAAATGAGATCACGTTAAATCGTAGAATGCTTGCTCCAGATCTACCTCCTACTCTTACTCATGAAATGTCTCATGCGTTAGATAAACAAATGGGAAATGATTTCTATGACATTCATAGAAAACTATTAAATTTTAAAGATACAGCAAAAGAAGAAGAAGAAAGATTCAAAGAGGGATACGAAAAACTATTACCCGAAAAAACTAATTTTAAAAAAGATCCCGAACGTCCTTATCGATACTCAAACTCTGAGTTACGTTCTTTTGGAGTTGAACGAGCAGCTTTTCCAAAAAGCAGAGATGTAAACCCTGTAGAACCCCATGTGGATTTTACGATGGCAACAGAAGCAGCAGTGCTACGAGATCTTTACTTAAGAATGCTAAACTCTAAAAAGTGATCAAACTTACAAAGGAAACTATCTATGGCTTTTCCGGATCTTGTCTGGTACAGCGATTTGATGGTTCCCTTAAAACTCCAGAGTGTCATCACGAGTGGTGGGATCTGTGCACAAGCAACTACAAGTACGTAGCTATTGCCGCACCGCGTCGTCACGCCAAGACTTCCGCCGTTACCGTAACGTACACTCTCGCTGAACTGCTATTCCGGTCCTCTAACTTTGTTGTAGTAGTATCCGATACTGAAGGGCAAGCGTGCATGTTCCTTGGCATGATCAAACAAGAACTCCAAGAGAACGAAAACATCATTGAGTTGTTTGGTATTAAAAAGAATGCTGAGGGTCGAGTACAGTTCTACAAAGATTCTGAATCCGACTTTATTTGTGAGTTTGAGGATGGCCACAAGTTCCGAGTAATTGCCAAAGGTGCTGAACAGAAACTACGAGGTCTTCTTTGGAACGGAACTCGTCCAGATCTTATTATTTGTGATGATTTGGAAAATGAGGAAATCGTCATGAACAAAGATCGCCGAGATAAGTTCAAGCGGTGGTTCAACGGTGCTCTTCTTCCTTGTATCTCTTCACGAGGTAAAATTCGATATGTAGGAACAATCCTTCACATGGATTCTCTTCTACAAGGCTTCATGCCCAAAGAAAATGATCGGTCTACCTTTGAAGAAGAACTCAAAACCTATTCTACTCGCCGTTCTGGGTGGATTGGAGTTAAGTATAAAGCCCACAACCCAGACTATTCCAAACTTCTCTGGCCGGAAAGCTTTGAGAACAAGGAACTGGGGTTAAGTGCGGTACAAGTTCTCAAAGATCTCAAGCAAACATTCGTCAATCAAGGTATTCCTGACGTTTATTCTCAAGAATATCTGAACATTCCTCTTGATGAGTCAAATACGTATTTTAAAAAGAACGATTTTTTGGCTATGAAGAAGGAAGACCACGAAAAAAAGCTGAACTATTACATGACGGTAGATTTGGCTATCTCTGACAAGAGTCGTGCTGACTACTCTGTGTTCTGTATTGGTGGTGTGGATGAAGACAACTACCTGTACATACGAAACGTAATTCGGGATCGTATGGATGGACGTGAAATTGTGGATACTCTACTGGCTCTCCAAAAAGTATACAACTTCCAAGCAATCGGTATTGAAGAAATGATGATTTCCAAGTCCATTGGTCCGTTTCTTCGAGAGGAAATGATTAAAAACAACAACTTTTTAAACATAATTCCTCTTAAGCCACACAAAACAGATAAACAAATGCGGGCACGCTCTATGCAAGCCCGTATGCGGGCCGGTGGGGTTAAGTTTGACAAGTCAGCAGACTGGTATCTGGACTTTGAAGACGAACTTATGAAGTTTCCCCGTGCTAAACACGATGACCAAGTAGATGCTTTGGCATATCTAGGTCTTATGATTGATGAATACATTCCGGCACTGACCGTTAAACAACAGGCACAACTTGAATATGATGAAGAAATGGAAGACTCTGGTGTTTTTGAGCAAGGCCGTTCAGTTCTCTGTGGGTACTAATCTATGAATGTAATGGAACTTGTCAGTGAAACTAATATTGCTGAACGACTTGACCAAGAAGAACTAGACAAGATTGGTCGTGAGGTAGTAGAGGGTTACAAGAATGACAAACAATCACGATCAAAGTGGGAACACCAAGTCAAGGGATACTACGAACTGGCTCTTCAAGTAGCTAAAGAGAAATCGTTCCCGTGGCCCAAAGCTTCCAACATTAAGTTTCCTCTTATCTCTACAGCAGCTATGCAGTTTGGTGCGCGTGCGTACCCTACGCTAGTTCCAGCTAACGGGAAGATTGTTCAAATCAAAGTCTTTGGTGCTGATCCAGAGAATCAGAAAGCTGCTCGGGCTAGGCGTATTGCCAGCCACATGAACTACCAACTTCTAGTGGAAATGGATGAGTGGGAAGAAGACCAAGACAAGCTGCTGCTTATGCTTCCTATTGTTGGCACTGCTTTCAAGAAGACATATTATGATGCTTCGCGCAAGCGCAATAAGTCTTGCTTAGTGTTCCCTCAGAATCTAGTAGTCAACTACTGGACTAAATCTCTCGAAGAATCTTATCGAATTACAGAAGTAATCTTTCTTAACAAGAACGAGATTAAAGAAAAGAAAACTCGTAAAGTTTATCTTGACGCTGACATTGGTGAGCCAGTAATTGAAGTAGAACTCAACGAAGAGCGTCGTGATCAAGAACCTAACGTAGTAGACGGAGCAACTCCGTACAAGATTCTAGAACAGCACACATATCTGGATCTAGATGACGATGGTTATTTTGAGCCGTACATTATTACAGTAGACCTACACAGTGAAAAAGTTCTTCGTATTGTCGCTCGATTCAAAGAAGAAAACATTGATACTGATGCCGACGGTGCTGTTGTATATATTAAGCCTGATAATTATTACACTAAATTTCCTTTTATTCCCAATCCTGACGGTTCTTTCTATGATCTAGGATTTGGTCATCTTCTAGGACCAATTAACGAATCTGTCAACACTCTGATTAACCAACTAGTTGATGCCGGTACCATCCGAAATCTTCAAGCGGGTTTCCTTGGAAAAGGGATTCAGATTCGTAAAGGGGAACAGCGGTTCCAACCGGGTGAATGGAAGCAGGTTAACGCTATTGGAGACGACCTACGTAAGCAGATCGTTCCTCTCCCTAGCAATGAGCCCTCCAAAGTTCTTTTCGAGCTCCTAGGGCTTCTAATCCAGTCTGGTAAAGAACTGGCTTCTATTGCTGAAATCTTTGTGGGTAAGATGCCGGGCCAGAACACTCCCGCTTACACTACAAAGGAAACAGTTGAGCAAGGCATGAAGCTGTTCACCGCAATTTACAAGCGAGTATATCGTGCCCAGTCCCGTGAGTTTAAGAAGATTTACGAACTGAACAAATACTACCTTGATCCAGAAGTGTACGTTTCTATTCTGGATGAACCAGTACAACAGTCAGATTATATGGCTCCTCCAGATGATCTGATGCCAGCCGCCGATCCAACAGCTTCTAGTAACACTGAGAAGATGGCAAAAACAGAAGCTCTGTTCCCGCTCATGCAACTTGGTACCATTAATCCAATGGCCGTCACTATGCGCATGCTTGACGCTATGGATGAAACAAACCCGCAAGAACTTATTATTCCTCCAGAGCAACAACAGCAAAAACCTGATCCAAAGGTTGAAGCTGAAATGGCTAAGACCCAGATTAAGCAAGCTGAGTCTCAGCACAAGATGCAAATGGAAGAACTTAAGATGCAACTAGAACAGCAAAAGCAAACCATGAACCTCAAGTTTGAAGAGGAACGTATGCGGATGCAAATGCAGTTTGAAGCAATTAAGCAACAACTAGATTTACAAAAAGCCCAGAATGCTGCGAGTGCAGACGCTGTAAAACATCGCCAGAAAATTGTCCAAGACGATGAAAAACATCAAGTCAAACTCCAGCAAGAAAAGGATAAGCCTAAACCCAAGGAGAAATAAAACTTGATTTCTTATCAAGATTTTCTAAACTGGAAACAAGATCCGGTGACAAAGAAGTTTTTTGAAGATGTAGAAGACAAGATTGAGCAGTGCAAACAACTCTTAGTTGAAGATGCTGGTAAAGATCCAGAGAGTGATCGCTATATGTGTGGCATGGCACGAGCTTACTACAATATCTTGGCAACTGAATTTGATGGTGAAGAGGAGTAAATAGTGGAAATCATTCCGTGTGGTCATCGAGTAGTAATTCAACCTGTAGCTCTTGAAGAAGTAGACTCAACTTATGCGACGGCTAAAAGACTGGGTATCGAGATTCCAGAACTGGAGGGTAAGAAAGTAGATAAGAATGCCGTAAATAAAGGCACCTTAGTACGAATTGGAATTAATGCTTGGAAAGGATTTGACGATGGTATTCCTTGGGCAAACGTTGGAGACATAGTTCTCTATGCACGTTACGCAGGGGTTAAAGTCAAAGACGGAGATACCGAATACCTAGTGTGTTCAGACGAAGACGTAGTTTGTGTTATAAAGGAATAAGAAATGGATGAGAATCTAAACCAAGACGTGCCAAACACAGAAGCAACGGAAGTTCAAGAAACTCCTGATCTTTCTCCGGTTGAACAGCGTGCCCTTGATATGGGCTGGCGTCCAAAGGAAGAATGGACCGGAGAAGAGGCTGACTTTATTTCTGCTGAAACATTTGTAGCACGTAAACCTCTTTTTGATAAGATTGAATATCAAAACAAAGAGCTAAAGGAAGTTCGCAAAGCCCTTGCTGCTCTTCAAGAACATCACATCCGCGTCAAAGAACAGGCGTTTAAGGATGCATATGTTTCTCTGAAGGAGGAAAAGAAAGCGGCACTTGCAGAAGGTGACGCAGATCGACTCATTGAAGTAGACGAAAAAATTGCAGAACTTCGCTCTCAAGAAATTGAGCAAAAGGCTGTCAACAACACTCCACCAAGTCAACAACTGAATCCAACATTTGTTTCGTGGGTTGAAAAAAATGATTGGTACGTGGACAACAAAAAGACAGAACTACGCGCGTACGCAGACGCTGTAGGGATTAAGATTGCACAAGAGCATCCAAATAAATCCCCAGAAGATCTCCTACGTGAAGTAGAAAAGCAAGTAAAGGTTCGTTTCAAGGAATACTTTTCAAACGAACGCAAAGACCGTCCTTCCGCAGTGGAGGGATCATCTACCCGCTCTTCAAACAAAACTGGTAAAGACGACTTTGTTCTTTCAGAAGACGATGAACGTGTGATGAAAAAGTTTGTTAAACTCGGCGTAATGACTAAAGAACAGTTTATTGCTGAACTTAAGTCCGTAAACAAGTAAAAGGAAACTAATCATGGCTAGAGAAGCTGCTAATCGCCCCCGTCGGGCACCCGTCGATGGACATCGTTCAAAACTAAGTGTTCGGGGTAAAGACCCTGCGTACGAATATTTCATCGCAACAGACAAAGATGGCCGAATCGCTGATCTTCAAGATCAAGGTTGGGAAATCGTTGATGACAAGAGCGTCACCATTGGTGATCGTCGAATTACACGGCCTGATGCAGAAGGCTCACCTCGCACTGTAGATGTTGGTAATGGAGAAACTGGTTTTCTCATGCGCATCAAACGGGAGTGGTGGGACGAAGACCGTGCTCGCAAGCAAAAGGTAGCCGCTGAGGCTGTCGGCGCTCTTAAAGCACAAGCTCAAGAATTTACAGACGGCATTTCTAACGCGAAGTTTTCAATTACTCGTGAATAAATTGTTCTCTTTCTTGACCTCTGTGCAAATCTTAATTTATATGGAGGTTTAAAATATGGCAAACTATGCAGGTGGAGCTACAGTCGTAGGCTCACTCGGCCAGTGCAACAACTCTGGCGCTGTACATACTTACGTTGCTGGTGGCAATCTATGGCCCGGTGACTTTGTAAAAATGAACGGTGCAGTCACTGTACTGAACAACGGCAACAATCCAATCAACCTTAAACAAGTTGTTTCGGCTGCTGATAACGCCAACGAAGCGGTAGCTGGTGTGGTTGTGGGCAAGGTCATCTCTACTTCACGTAGCGGTGCAAGTCCTTCACTGGATACCCCACTGTCAAGTGCTGCTCCTATTGTTTCTGGTGATATTGTGATGGTTGCGGATGATCCAGCCCTTATGTTCAGTATTCCTTGTACTGGTACTGTTACTGTAGCTAACCTTGGCCTTAACGGTCAAATTGATGTTCCGGCTAACGGTACTGCGGGTCGTTCAGCAATGAAAGTTGATTCTACTTATCTAAACGCTGGTACTAACGCTGCTACCGCTCCACTGCGCGTTATGGATATTGTGAATGCTCCTGATAATGATGGTACGGGCGCTACATCAGGCACCGTAGTTATTGTAAAGATTAACAACCATCAACTTGCCCCAACGCCATCTGTTGGTGGCTTCTAATAAAGGAGACTAAACTATGTCAGTACAAACATCAGCCCAGTGGGCAAAGTCGCTTTGGCCCGGTATTAACAAGTGGTACGGCGACGAATATAATCAGTATCCAGTTGAGTGGACTAATATCTTTGACCAAGAAAAGTCAACTCGTCAGTATGAAGAAGATGTGGGGATGTCAGGTTACGGCCTGCTCCAAGTTAAGAACGAGGGTAATCCAATCTCGTACGACTCGGCTCGTCAAGGCTTCACGACTCGTTACAACCACATTGTCTATGCACTAGGCTTTGTGATTACTCGTGAAATCTTTGATGACGACCAGTACGATGTTGTCGGCAAACGCCGTGCCCAAGGTCTTGCTTTCTCGGTTCGTCAAACCAAGGAAGTCATTGGTGCTAACGTTCTGAACAACGCTTTCTCTGCCAGCTACACGGGTGGTGACGGTGTTGCCCTTATCTCTAATGCTCACCCCAACGTTTCAGGTGGTACTTGGAGTAACCGTCCGGCTACCTATGCTGACCTAAGTGAAGCCTCGCTTGAACAAGCGTACATTGATATTGCAGACTTCCGTGATGATCGTGGCCTGCGTATTGCCGTTATGCCTAACAAGCTAATCATCCCACGTCAGCTTACGTTTGAAGCTGAACGTATCCTGAAGACTGCACAGCGTGTTGGTACCTCCAACAACGACATCAACGTGCTTAAGCAAATGGGTATGTTCCCCGGTGGTATCCACGTTAACCATTACCTCACTGATGCCGATGCTTGGTTCATCAAAACCAACGCTAAAAATGGTCTCAAGTATTACGAGCGTAACGGCGACGAGTTTGGTATGGATTCCGATTGGGATACCGAAAACGCCAAGTACAAAGCTCGGTTCCGCTGCTCGTTTGGTTGGACTGATCCCCGTGGTGCTTACGCCAGCGAAGGCGCATAAAGACTCATCCGCCACCCCTTAACCGGGGTGGTTTTTCTTCTGGAGAAATAAATGGCTTTTAAATACGCTCTATCCGCTGAACAACAAACACCGACTTCTGATTCAAAAGTAGTTCTTTGTAAATCATTTAAGATTGACATTGCTGCTGGTTCTGGTTTTACTACAGCAACTGCTTACACTCTTGGTAAGCTTCCGGCTGAAGCCCAAGTAGTTGGTGGTAACATTGCTGTTACTACGGTTACTGCTGGTGGTACTGTTTCGGCTGCTACTATTGCGGTTACTGTTGGTGGTGTTACTGTAGCTACTGGTATTAACACTTATACCGCTGTTCTATACAGCACTGCTTTTGCTAACACAGCACTGACTACTGGTGCTACAGGTCTTGATCAAGCTGTTGTCTACACACCTACTCTTACGGGTGCTAATGCAACGGCTGGTGTGGTTTACGTAACTCTTTACTACGTGGTGTAATTATGAGCAATGCTCTTGTACAAGGAAAATCTACTACTAATCTAAACCCTTCAGGGGCAGGCTTTACTGAAGATATTAACTCTACGGCAGGAGCATTGCACGTTTATGTAGCTTCGCTTCTTGCCGGGGAATCTCAACAATTTGATGCTATTCGTACTATAAATGCTGCTTCAGAATATGAACTTGTTGCGGCTAGCCAAACAAATCAAACTCTTGGTGCAACCGGAGGTTCTGGAGATTATCTTGAACGTTTAATTTGTGTTGTAGCTACAGCAGCTACGGCGCAAGTGCAACTAAAAGATGGTTCCGGTACAGCCTTTACTGTTTTTCCAAACAGTCCGGGGGGTGGTATTGGAACTTATGTTTTAGATATTGGCCTTCAATCTACTGTGGGTGCTTGGCAAGTAACTACAGGAGCCGGAGTATCTGTTGTAGCTGTAGGGAATTTTGCATAATGGCTAAACTGTCTGCGTCACAAGGAAAACTTTACCTTGGAGGAGAAATTCTAAACAATCATATAGGATTTAATTCTTTTTTTCCTTTTGAACAGGCTTTTACTCTAGGGACAGAAGTATGGAAAGAAGCTATTGACATTGCGGCTTCTTTGAATGTAAAAGTCCTTCGAGTTCCTATTGCTCCTCGTTATAAAAATAATCTGCAAACTTATGTGTGGACATACTCTGCACCTAATTATACGTTACGTGCTTCTTACATTACCTTAGTTAATTCTATTTTAGATTATGCGCTGTCTAAAAATGTATTCTTAATAATTGTTCCTTTTTGGAGATTTCCAGATGCAGCAGACGTTACTGGAGAAACAGTAAGTCAAGTAGGTATATCTACGTCTCTTTCTAGAGAATATATGCGGCAAATCCTTGCTCAAATGCTAACTGAGTTTGGAAATCATGACGCAATTGCTGGATGGTGCATGTCAAATGAAGTAGACACATATGCTTGGGGAACGGGGGGAACACTTTCTGTTAATGTGGGATTAGGTACTCCTGCTTCTTACTCTGTTCCTGCTGATCATCTTACACACCAAGGTCTTCTTTCTTGGAGTAAAGAATTTATTAAACAAGTAAAAACATTTGATTCTTCTTTATTTATTATTAATGGCCATGCCGGGAATTCTATAAACAGTTGGGGAACTCCCGCAGCAGGATATTGGAAATGTAAATCTTTTCTATATTCTCCTCAACTAGATGCTGTCTCTACTCATTTATATTACGCTCGTCAGGGATCTTCTAGAAATAATGAAAGTTACAAAGAACTTTTAAAATATTATCGAGCATGGGATAACCGTCCTCATATAATGGATGAAATTGGCACTTCTATTTCAGACGATCCTGATGGAGAACTCATTCTTGATATGTACAAAGAAACTTCTCGTGCAGGAATTGCTCTTGTTTTAGATTGGCAGTTGTGTCCCGCTTCTATGGATCCTACTTATGGTACATGGACGGGAGAAACTCGGGGAAATCAGCGGTTTCCATTTATTCAAACTACTAATTCAACAAGTAAAGTAACACCCCAGTTAAAAAGAGAACGTATTGTAAAAGCACCTAAATTTGAACAAGTGTTAAATTGTGGCGGCGCTGGCACTGCTCAAGTAAGTATTCCAAGTAATCCTCAATTAGATTCTCTTCCTTTTAGTCTTTGTGTCTGGTCTAAACCCATTTTAGGCACTGGTGGATCTACATATCGACAAATAGTCCAACGATTAACTCCTAGTCCTAATCGTGGTTTTGTAATGCAACATATGATTGGTTCTCACGTAACAAATTACGGGGCAGCTTTTTCTACAGTGTATCCGGATAATGGTGCTGGTGGAACTAGTCAAGTAAACACAAACGGTACTATTTTACAAGGCCATTTAGGTAAATGGCAACATTACACAATGACGTTTGATGGCACAAATCTTTGGACATACATTAATGGTATTCCTTATGGTAATCCGTTAAGTTGGCCTAGTGGATACACATTCTCTCATGTAGATGCTGCTATGTTAATTGGTCAAGCCATTTTTGTTGGTCAGATTTCAGATGTACGTTTTTATAATAAAGTGCTAAATCAACAAGAAATATTTAATGTTATAGAAAACGTCCCTGAGCAGAATGGTCTTGTGGGTCACTGGCCTCTTAATGGGGATGCTCTTGATTATAGTGGTTATAATAATCACGGAACTGCTTCTGGAGATTTTTCTTTTGTACAAAACAAAGAACGACTTCAAACCCGAACAATGAGAACTTAACATCATGGGCATGGAACATACTTACTACGTATCCGGCGAGTTTAATTTTATTTGCGACCTGTGCGGATTTAAAAAGAAATCCAGTCAAGCCCGTGAACGATGGGATGGATTGATGGCTTGCCGCAAGTGTTGGGAACCAAGACAGCCCCAAGACTTTGTACAAACAAAAGAAGACAAAATAACAACCGAGTGGTCCCGTAAAGAACCTGACGATCAGTTTGTCACCGTGAACTACACCTTCACACCTGATCCTCCACCCGAGGGTACTTTTTAAATGGATGCAACATGCCCGAATACATTATTGAACTACTTCTCGGAGTGGTGATGACTATGATTGGTTTCTACGCAAAGAACACAAAAGAAGAAATGGATAGATTACGGGATCATCTAACTGATGTGCAAATTAACTACGTGCACAAGGAAGAACTGCGAGCGTTTCGGACAGAGGTCATTGACTTACTAAAAGAAGTACACCAAGATATTAAAGAAATAAAGGAGAAGTAAGATGGCTACTTATTATATAGACCCATCTCAATCTAGTAATGGTACTGGTACCCTAGAGTCCCCATTTAATTCTTGGGAGAGTATTATATGGGCCGCAGGAAATAGTTATTTACAAAAAGCTGGTACAACCTATTTGTCTCAAATAACAGTAGGAGCCACTGGAACAAGCAGTCTTCCAATTTATTTGGGCACTTATGGAGGAACAGAGAAAGCTTTTATTGTAATTTCATCTAATTCTATAGAAGGCATTAGAATTTCTACTCGATCTTATGTAACAATAGAAAATTTTTTAGTTTCGTGCACTTTTTATGATCCTTCTGGTTCTTCTATTGGTATTCATGTAAGACAAGCCTGTACATATTGTACAATACGTAATTGTATAGTTACAGGGTTTTATTATGGGTTTTTAAGTGATAACTTTAATCCTTTAGCTACTTCACAAAATAATATCACTTATCTCAATTGCTATGCATATAAAAATTGGGGAACAGGCTTTCATTGTACTAATGTATGTAATAACGTAGTTTGGCAAAACTGTAAAGCATCTTATAATGGATTTACAACTAATACTACAGGAGGACATGGATTTAGTTGTATAGCAGAAAGACAAAATACTTTTTCTTGGACATTAGTTTCAGGAACAGTTTATAGTGCTCCTATTACTTTAACAAACCCTTTACTTCGAATTACAAATGTATCAGAAGGCCCTGCTTCTCTTACTTTTAATTCTGGTGCCGGACCGGGCGCTACATTATCTTTAAATCAGTATGATATAAATGGTTCTACTGTATATGTAAATATTGGAAAATCTCCTTCTACTGTAGCTATGCAAGCGTTTTCTAATGATCTTTATGATTTATTGTGGGAACAGTGTATTTCGGAATTCAATCAAGAGGGATATCCCGCAGAAGGTCATGGGTGGATGGTAGATGAAGGAACCCGAGATTCTTCATTAAATAAGTGCATTAGCAGGTATAATGCTTATGACGGTTTTCAAGCGGCCCGTGGATTAAGAATTTTATTTAAGAGTTGTGTTAGTTATAGAAATGGCCAAGATGGATTCCGAGCAAATTCTGCTGCTTCTTCTACTAGTTTTGTGCATTGTACATCTGTCTCTAATGGAAATGATGGTTTTGAAGTAGGTACATTACCAGAAAATATTTCTTTTTTAAATTGTTGTGCTACAAAAAATAGAAAGGGATTTACTTTAAGAACCACCTCTACATCGGATTTTTGTAATTCTTTTGGAAATTCTGTAGTAGACTCTGGAGGATCTGTTACAAATCTAACAACTACTGACCCAGTATTATCTTCATCTTATACTCCTACTAGTGCAAGTAGTATAATTACAGCAGGAAGTTATGTTACAAATCTTCAAGACAACAACAGCACAACTTATTGGAATCCTCCAACTATTGGAGCCTTTGAATATATACGTCCCCGAACAATGAGGTCTTAACACATGGCAACATCCGGCTCTACAGATTTTAGTTCGTCCCGCGATACCATTATTAAGGGTGCCCTACGTAAAGTCGGTGCCCTTGCTCAAGGACAAACTCCAACTACTAACGACGTTAACGATGCAGCAGAAGCCCTTAACAATCTTGCTAAGGCGTGGATGGCCGACGGCATGCCTCTTTGGAAACTAAAGACCTATGATTTTTCCCTTACTGCTGCTACTAACTCTTATCGTATCGGAACTGGTCAAACCCTTGCTACTGACAAACCTCAGAAAATTATTCAGGCGTGGATCAGAGAAACATCCAGTGGGTTGGATACTCCTCTCAAAATGGAAACCCTCTACGATTATAACCGTCTTTCAAATAAGTCTTC